TCTTCCTTAAAAAGGTCGAAATAATCCCAACTACTCAACACCCCAGATAGGTCGTTAACAAGGTGAGTGTAAAGAGCATGAGGACAAGGGCCCATCGTGTCGTACTCCCATAGAAGGTTACCTTATAAATGCCTGATAAAATCAGAGCACGCCGGATAATGTCGTGTCCCCAATACCAGCAGATTGCTGGTACAGAGCCCCGATATGAGCCGCTAAGGCAGCCTTAACGTTAGCCGCGTCATATGTATCGGCGCCAGCAGGAACCTCGATGGTCGTTGTAACGATCATCGTGGTCGCCGGTTGGTCAACCAACGGTGTAACACCCTTGCGAGTGATACACTTATACACGTTACGTGGTACGTTAGATAAGCGCCCATTAACAGGGTTCGGAGCAGCAAGAACCTTGAATGACTTAGGGCGAGCGAAAGTGATCGTAAAAGGAGATGCAACAGAGTGAATAGTAACACCACTTTGAGTACCTCCTATAGCACTTACGGCCACTTGCTTGCCATTATTGTCAGGCGCAGTATCTGAAACAATGGTGTACGTCGGACTGGTAAAACCAGTTTGGGCCCCGCCAGTGACGGGAGAAGTAAGGGTAAAGCTCATGATACCTCCAGCCTATTAGGCCTAATGGTAAAACGGGTTTAGACTACCTATCGGTAGTACGGGACAGACCTATTATGCGAGGCAGCAAGAGCCGCAAGGTTCAGCCATTTCGTGCCGAACTTTGGTAGCTCTATCTGTAAGGACGGAATACCCAAACTTGGGATATCCCTACTAACCTTGCTATAGGTTGCAATTAATTTACCCACGCTGCCAGTAACGGTCACAAGGTCTTGTTCGAACTCCCAATACGTATTATTCTTGTCGAAATCCGGAACACCGTAGAAAGCTTGCTTCCTACGGGACCTGATCGTTCGACCATAATACGCAAGGTTGCTCAAATTAACGACCGAGGCCTCGAGAATCTCCCCAATATTCGAGAAGTAATCCACGAGAAAGGAGTAAGGGATCAGTTCCCAAGCAGTTGGCACGAACTCTTTAAGGTTAAAACCAGAGAGAGCTAGCGCTTTATCCACCTGAGATGTATAAATTTGACCTCTTACCATACCAAAATAACGCACCTCGTGGATATCGGTAACGATCCTTCGATCGCGTACCCATATTCCTTGAAATGCATTATAAAGGTCGTGAGAGCTAGAAATCTGCACCTCATCCTTACCAACAGCTGAAATTCGATGGTCAAATCTTTCATCGTTTAACCTGAGACAGGCTTGCAACCCGTCTTTAAGGTCGGACAACAAGGGAGACCAACCAAACGAATATTCCAGCCACGTATCCGCTAAAATACTTTGTAACTTCGAGTCGGATCTAACTCCTCTCCGTCGCTTAGATAGAGAGGACAAATAGTCATCGACACCGGTTCTCAAAGTTTTCAGCGGGTTCCTGACCATTGCGATTGTCTCACGAAGCTCGCCAAGGAAGGTTAGGCCGTTAAAAGCCTTTTCAACCTCGGCTATGCGCCGATAGAAGTTTCGCAATGCGTGTCTATCTGCAGTAGCACTACTACTTGTAGGGGGATCAAAACTCCACGGCATATTATATGCCCTGATGTCACCACTGATAGACTTTGTGACCACAGCACCGAAGGGATTTGTGGTAGTATTTCTGTATGATAACGAAATACTACCATCTTCGATGATAAGATCACGTTTC